CAGGCCAGTATGGGCGGCTCTCGACCAAACGGAATCATGGACACGCTCAAATGGTGGTGTGGCACTAGCTAACACCCTGCGACGCAACCTCGGAAAAGTTGGGGGCCACTCTATTGAAACACCGAATGCATTCCGGCCCGGATCAGGCTCCGTAGCAGAGAAGACATTCCAGGCTGTTGAACTTGAAAAACAGGGACGACTCAAGAGGGAAACCATCCTGGTTGACCACCGTGAAGCACCAGCCGATACTGATCTTGCCGACCACGACTCCCTCTATCAAGGGTTGGTCTATGCCTACGGGGACTCAGCACGAGATCGGGGCGGTTGGGTAGACATCGAACGGATTATTACTGAGATTTGGGACCCGTCGACCGACCCGTCCGATGCCCGCCAGTTCTACCTCAATCAGATAGTGTCAGCTTCCGACTCGTATCTGTCTCACCTCGAGGTAGACGCCATCGAAGACCGTGACAAGGCTATCCAGCCAGGCGATAAGATCGTGCTCGGATTCGACGGATCACGAGGCCGTGTCCGAGGCAACGCTGACGCCACCGCCCTGGTGGGGATGCGCGTCTCAGACGGACACCTTTTTGAAATTGCAGTGTGGCAATCACCAACTCCCCGTGATCCCACCTGGGAACCAGATGCCAAGCAAGTCGACGCTGTTATTCGAGGGTGCTTTTCCCGCTACCGGGTCGTCGGCATGTATTGCGACCCGTCAGGGTGGACTGAGCATGTCTCCAGCTGGGAAGCTGATTTTTCCCAAAAATTAAAAGTTCGAGCAACATCTGAGCACCCCATGATGGCGTGGCCACGTGGGAAAACCGCTTCAGTGTATCAATCACTGACTCAATTCCGGCAGGCCGTTGTTCACCGCGAAATCAGCTACGACGGAGGCCCCTATCTACGAGCCCACTTGCTTAATGCACGTCGGCGAGAAACGCGAACTGGATATTTGCTCTACAAATCATCGCCAGAGTCGGCTGATAAAATCGATGCAGCATACGCAGCGGTCATGGCCTATAAGTGCTATCTCGACGCTGTATCACGGGGGATAACGAAACATAAAAAGAAGAGGGGGTCATTTGTCCTATGACCGGTGGACTAACGCAAACGGAAGACGACATTCTAAGCCTACTGAGCAGTCAGGTCGGAGCACACCGAGCCAGCAACGAGCGGCTAGCCGCCTACTATGACGGCACGCACCGAGTCCGGCGAATCGGTGTGGCTGTGCCACGCACCCTCGGGGACATTGGGGTGGTATCAGGCTGGCCAGCAACAATTGTCGATACCTATGGCGACTTGCTACGCATGGACGGCTTTATCTCCCCGGACTATCCCGATCAGATGCGCACCATCACCCGCCGGTTCAACGTTCCGCTGCGCGTCTCGGAAGCCATTTTAGACATGCTGATCTTTGGGCTAGGACTACTTGCTGTCGAGCCAGATACAACGGGCCAAGTCCGACTGCGCTCCGTGTCGCCTATGTCAGGATCCCTGTTGTGGGATGATGCCACCAATAGTCCAGTGGCTGGCTACCGACGGTCCGGGATTGATTCGCAAGGCTATTATCGCGAAGTCCTCTACCTACGTGGGCAAATCATTATCGTTTTACGAGACACCAGCCGGGTTCAATCAGTACAGCGGTACCCCATCCCCGACAACGGTTTCCCCATGTTCAGGTTGCGCAACAGGCTACGCACCTCCCACTGGTCAGGGCAATCAGAAATCACGCCAGCCGTGCAATACCTCACCGACGCAGCAGCTCGAACACTAGAAAACATGGAATACAATTCCGAGTTCTATGCCTCACCACAACGGTGGGCCATAGGGGCCTCCCACGAAGACTTCGGCTACGACCCCGACGGCATGTCTGAATTTGACCGCGTTGAGATGGGATGGCGTACCTCTATCGGCAAAATGCTCGTTGTCAATGGGTACGAGGACGACAAAAAGCAGCCGAGTGTCGGGCAATTTGCGTCCTCACCCCCAACCCCATTCATCGAGCAGGTTAGGGCCTATTCCCAGCTCATCGCCTCGGAATCGAAAATCCCTGCCCAGTATTTCGGATTCATGACCCAAAACCCGCCATCGGGTGATTCCATCCGCGTGTGGAAAGAACAACTCATCCGCGCCTCAGAAATCAAAACCGAGCTGATGAACCCGGACTTGGTTGCGCTTGCTCAGGTACTAGCTTCGCTGACTGAATTTGATGATGAGGTGGATGTGGATCGGTTGGCTGATGGCCTCGAGGTGGATTGGAGAGACCCGGCTACCGCGTCGAAAGCCGCGGATGCCGACTGGGCGCTTAAACTTCTCTCCGCTGGTGTCCTCTCCCCTGATTCTCAGGTTTTGCTCGAAAACCTGCATTTCTCTGCTGCTGATCGTCTGCGAATTGAGCAGGAAAACCGGAGTAAGCGCCTGTCTGCTCTCGCGAAGGTTATGGCTGCATCCAAAAAGGACAGCGACCAATCCAGCTCCCCCAACGACACTGAAGACGGGGCGACCGAAGCAGAACAAGTCCCCTCTCCCGATGAGAACGCCAGCCAAGACGCGAAAGAGGGAAGATAAATGGCCACCGTGGATGTTGAACACCCGTGGACATCGATTACCCCAGTGGTTGATCGGATTACGACGCTGGCCATTCGTGAGCTCAACATGGAGGCCGCTACCATCCTGGACGTCACCGACAACCCTTATGAGCAAAAAGACCTGTTACGGCAGCTAGCGCGGGAGACCATCGACGCCTACGGCCTATCAGTCACGGACGCGACAATGGCGTGGCTCGAGGAGCAAGAAGAATATATGGGAATGCGCCCGGTGGCGTGGGAGCCGAAGAAAGTTGATATTGATCGTGTGGAAGCACGGATGGCCCATGACTTCGGACCGTTGTTCTTCGAAGAGGATGGGTATGCCACCACGGTGAAGAATTTGGGTTTTCTTGTCTCTGACGAGTTGTACGGTCGGCAGCGCAAGACGACAGAGTTTACGGCATGGAACGGTAATGGGGCGTGGGCTCGGGTGGCACATCCGGGTGCTTGTGCGTTTTGTATGTTGATGGCGTCACGCGGTTTTGCCTACAAAACGCGGGAAACCGCAGGCGGTGGCCATGCGGGGGCGCATTATCACGATCATTGTCGGTGTCTGGTGATTTGCAAGAAACGAGGGAAGGTTGAGCTTCCTGACAGCACGATTCGGGCTCAGAAGATTTATGCCGAGGGGCGGGAACAGTCCCCTACTGGCAAGCCGGAGGATATTTTGTCATCTATGCGAAAAGTTGGAAATCTAAGCCATTGAACGTATGTGCTAAAATGTGTGATGATTGCGGTACTGTCCGAAAGGGATGAATGCCACGACCGTAATTGACACAAGCACATAGAGGAGTAGCTGTGACTGCACATGAGGAGGATCACTCCGATCAGGAGGCCGAAAAGGTCTCTGGAGTTGAGGACTCTGTATCCGAGGCCGAAAAGGCAGAGTCGAATACAAGTTCTAGTGACTATCGACAAAAGTACGAGAAGATGCGCGCCCATTCCCGCACATGGGAAACACGGGCAGAGAAGTCGCTTGAGGAAGTCAAACACCTTACGGGCCAGCTTGACTCGTTGAAAGATGAGAACGGCAAGCTTGAGGAAACGGTGGAGGCACTTCGCTCACAATTGTCGGAGGCGACGAGCCAACTTGGTGAGGCGACGCGGCATAACGATCTGACAACGCGCATTGCAGATTTGGGCGGCAACATTGGTCAGCTCTTTGATTCGAAGCGCTTTTGTAAAGCAGTAGACGAGTTGGATCTTGATGCCGATGATGCAGACTCCACGCTGAAAATGCTCATTAAGCAGCACAGCACTGCTACCGCCCCTAGCTCGTCACTGACATGGGAGCAGCCCGGCCAGGGCATTTCGAAAGGTGAAGAGCTGTGGAATCGCCGTAAGGCACGTCGGGGGGCGTAACATCATTCATCAACTATTCGGGGGGAATTATGCATATTCGGCCAACATTTGACCGGTATTCTCCTAGTGACCTGTCTTGGCTTGGTTCACGTCATGCTGTGGACAATGCGGAGACGGGAACCTTGGGGGAAAAGACAACCCATATTCGACGGGCAGTTTTACCGTCGGGTACCGCTTTGCACCGTGACGGCGACTACTGGCTTCCGGTGACATCGAAAACGCAGTCTGTGGACGGTTTTTTGCTCACTGACCAGGACAATGTTCCTGGAGAGGTTGTGCCCATTGTGTGGCATG